GCCTGCTTTATTCACGCTTACTTGACAAATCGCATAAGAAGCGCTGCTGCTTTTGCCGCTTGCTTGCACTGAAGAAACGCATCGATCAAACTTTGCGCTGAATCTTTTCTTTGTAGGCATGCTGTTTTTTTTTCAAAGATAACATCATTTTAAATACTTGATGAAGTCGCTGTGAAAAGTCCACAGGAAATAACGAAAGCAATCAAGCAAGTGAGTTTGTTGCGCGTCCTTTGCTTTGTTGATGTTGCCTTCATCATTGCTTTCAACGTGCAACAAATCTTGAATCAAGAATTGACAGCTTGCATCGATCAACAAATCTTTGTGCTTTTCAAGAAGTGAGTTCAACAGCACGCGTGAATTCTTGATTGAAGGATTCACTGAAGGAACACGAAACGCGCTTTTCGGTAAATTCAATTCCTGCTTTATGATCATGTAAAAGTTTGAAGCGCCTTTCGTCATTGCCGATCTGTTCGCGCCTGAAGCATCACCTGTAACAATAAACAAACGATCGCCAAACGCAACGCGTATTGCTTCGCACAAAGCAAAGATATCTGAATTGCGTAATCTGAATTCTTTAAGCACGCGAATTGAATCATTGAATGATTGCCCTGCAATGCATGTAATCGGATCAACGTTGAAGTCAAATGAAAGAATGATAGGTTCATTCTTGTTCAACTGCAAATCGGCGCGCACTGTTTTTTGTTTCTTGAACGCATATGCGAAAGGGCGTTCAACATCGACTGTTTCCCAATCGCCTTCAACGAATATTGCGCGCGTTACTTCATCAAGATTTTCAAGCCCTTTCAAATATTCTTCAGGAAGTGCATGATTGTCTTGCATTGTTGCGCGCAAGTAGTAATGATCTTCAGGCAAAGTTCCTGCAATATAGGGCGCGTGAAATTTTGTTTTAGTCCAATTTTGCGAAGGATTGCAAGTGATCAGAATCAAAGGCTTTGGATTTGATGCAAGTATGTTTCGCCCTGCGCGAAGTGCGCACTTGTTCAACGTTTTTTCTTGCAGTTCCTGCCCTTCTTCAAGCAAGAAGAAGTTCGCTTCAAGTCCATCAAATTGCGTTAATTCCTTATCGCTATCAAAGTTTTCTGAAATAAATTGAAGTTCGCTGCCATTAACGAAAGTCACAAGGCGATCCTGTTGATTGTATTTCTTGATGAATGATTTCGGGCAAATCTTAAAGAAGCTTTTGATTGAAGTTTTCTTCAGGCGCGGCAAAGATTCACGAACAACAAAGCTTCTACTGTTAGGGTAAAACTTCGCAAGAATAATCAACAGCGCAATTGATACATAAGTTTTGCCGCCACCTGCAGCGCCGCCGTACATCAAATAACGATAGCGCCCCGAAAGCGCTGCTTCAATATATTCTTGTTGTTTCGGGAAAGGTTCAAACGCTATCATTCAAACAACCGTTTCAATTCGCGTTTGTAAAGGTGTTCATGCTTCATGAAGTATTGATAAACAAACAGCCATTCAGCGCGGCTGTTGCGCTGTGATTCATCAACGCCGCGTGTTGTTTGTTCGAATTCAATATCAAGAATCATTCGACTTATAAAGCGTTCAACCTTGCTGAATGTTTTGAAATCATAAAGCATTGATCTTATCAGCATATCAACTTCATGCTCACTTAAAGAAACTTCATTCATTGTTGTTGTTTTAGTTCATGTTTATTCTTGCTATCAATTCGGCGCGCACATCAACAAGAAATTCAATGTGATCAATCTTCATTTCAACAGCGTGCAATGCTTCAAGCATGCCGCCTTTTTCATTCACTAAAGAATCAACATAAAGCTGAAATTCTTTTTCTGTCATTATGATCAACTGAATGTAATTGTTTGGTTGCCGATCTTGAACACTTGCGGTTCGCCGCCTTGCTCAAATTGATTTTCATTGTTCCAATTATTCGGATCGCAATTCTTCAGCGCAAAGATTATTGCAGTTGTTGAAGGATTAATAAACTTCTTGAACACTGTAATAACCTTTCCTGCAAATTCGCCTTGCTTGTTGAAGCGTTCAATCGTTTCTGTTTCTTCAACAAAGAAGCCTGTGATTGCGCGTTCAAGTCCGTTTGCAGCCTTTTCCCTTAAACTTTCCTTTGAGTTCCTCACAGCTTTTTCTTTCGCGTTTTTAAATAGCTGTGCAAGTGTTGCATCTTGATCAAGATAATTGTAAAGCGAACGAATTGAAATACCGCTTTCTTCGCAACAGCTTTTCACAGGATAAAGCCCTGTTTCATAAAGTTCGCAAACTTTGTGAACAGCCTCCTTCATTTGTTTCGCTTTTTCTTCACGCGCTTCTTGCGCTGTTTTCTTTTTCTTCATGATTGTATTTTAATGCGATACGTTCGCCGCGCGTTGTTGTTGCGTTGCTTTGATCAGAACGTAATTGTTGCCTGTGCTTTTGTTCGAAGCATTCTTAAATGTTCTTCAGCGATCTGATAAGAAGCGCGAATTGCTGCTTCGCGTTGCTTCATTGTTTCGATCCATTCACGAATTTCTGATTCACGCGTTGTGTAATAATAGCCGCTTTGCGTTGCAATTAATCCTGCAAGCAAGTTGTTCAAACGAATGTATTGAATGATCTTTCGAACGCGCGGCTGCGAAAGCTTCACGTTGTAATGCTTATAAATTCCATCAATTATTTCTTGATTTGTTACGATGTTTTCTTTGCCGCGTAAATTCTGAAAGCGCTTAACGATTATCGGAACAAGCTTCTTTTCTTCAAAGTTTAAATCAGCTGTGATGTTTTCAAAATTTTTTATCATTGTTGTTGTTGTTTTTTTTACTACTTATCGTTATTGTATTTCACAAATTTCTTGTTGTAATATATCGCGCCTGCATCTAAAGGAATTGAAGCATTGTACATGCCATGCAATTGCCCTTCATTAAACGCTTTGATCAGTTCCTGCTTTTCTTCGCGTTGCAAGTCAATTGCTAAATCAATCAACTTATCAAGCAGCTTTTTTTTTCCTACTTCTTTTGTTTCGTCCTGTATCGCTGCCATGCAACATATCAAATTTTGCATTGGTGTTTTCATCTTCTGTTTTATCAGTAAATATTTGCTTCAAATATTTTGTTGCTGTTAGCTTCATGTTGTTTGTTGCTATGTTTTGTCCATCACAGAAAGCTTGAATCAATAGCTTTCTTTCAATTTCTTCTTGTTCCAAACAGTAATCAATTAACACTTCATGCATGATTGCTGAAAGGCTATCGTCTTGTTCTTTAAACAACTGATTGCACAGTTCAATTATTTGTTGAACGGGTGTTCTTTTCTTTGTGTTCATTAAACGTTTCATTGAAATATTGTTGAGCGCTTTTGCCTTCGCGCTTTGATTCCGAAAGTTTTCCGTTTAAAAATGCTGATTCAATTTGCATCTTTTCAATAGCAATAAGATCTTCAATAGCAAGCTTGATAAGTCGCAACTGCATGAACACGCCATGTTCTTTGTTTGCTTGCATTTCATCAAGCAACATGTTCAACGCTGTTTGCTTTTTTATCATTAGCTTTCTTTGTGCATCATGCGATCAAATGCAGCTTGCTGTTCATCTTGTTTTTTAATCTTCTTAAATTGAAACATCACAAGCTTTGCTTTGATTTGCTTCAACAAAAATAAAGAAGCGCCGATTGTTCCTGAATAATTTAATATTGAAACAATCAACATTGCTGTGATCGCAATGATAAATGAAATCACTGAAAAGCAAAGCATGATAGGCGTTACCCAAATCAATGCGATTTTTTGAATTGTGTTTAATGTTTTGAAGTTCATTGCTCAAATAATTTTTTCGAAATATAGCCCTGAAAGAATTCGCCGCGAAACATTGCTGCATGAAATCGATTGTATTCTTCTTCACTGATAAAGCGATTCATTGCTGCAGGATTAACAAGCACGCGTTCTGTTTTGTTATTCAAGTTGATCACAAGAATTTTATCTTCAAACATGTGAGCGCGCACAAGCGTTTCATCATTGCGCCAAAAGTTCAAAACTATAAAGTTGTTCAATGCAAGTTGCTGCAGTGCATCAATAAATTCTTCGCTTGAAGCTACCATTGAAAGCATTGAACAATTTTCTTGAACGTTTTTACCTATTGATTGCAGGAAAGCAGCTGCTTCGCCTGCAGGTTCTTTTGTTGTGAATTGATAATAGTTCATGTTGTGTGTTGTTGATTGTTCGAATGTAGCAAAAAAAACTGAAGCGCTATAAAAGCGCCTCAATTCTTTTTCACTTTGTGTTGTTAAAAAGGAAGATCATCTTCAATCGGTTCAACTTTCGTTGCTGCTGCAGGTGCTGCTGCAGGCGCTGCTGCAGGCTGTTCATCTTTGCTTGAAAAGAATTCAATTGAATCTGTGATCACTTGAACGTTCATTCGTTTCACGCCTTCTTTATCAGTGTATTCATCAAGATTCAATTTACCATCAACGCCGCATTTGCTGCCCTTCTTGATATACTGCGAAACAAGATCAGCTGTTTTGCCAAATGCTGTTACTGTGATCCAAAGCGTTTCATCTTTTGATTTGCCGCGCACTGCAAGGCGAAAGCTTGCAACGTTTGTTGTTGAAGTTTGTCTTGATTGCGGATCGCTTCCTGCGATACCTGTAAGAATGATTCTGTTCATGTTATTCTGATTTGATAAATATTCCGTTTACTGTTTTACCTGTTCTGTTTTTTATAACTGCATAAGCATGATTCAATGCACTGTTGTAATCAATACCCAACTGCGAAGAAAGAATGATCAACACTACTTGAATATCGCCGATTGCATCAACTATTTCAGGCGTGTTTTCTTTTGCAATTGCTGAAGCAAGTTCGCCTACTTCTTCAACAAGCTTTAGCATTTGTTTATTTGAATTCTTGTTATGTAGCAAGTCGCGTTCTTTCGCCCATTGAAGAACAGCTTCATGAAGTTCTGCTTGATTCATTTTATTTTGGTTTGATTATTTTCAAAGGTTGTGAAGCAGGATCAATAATCTTGTTTGGATTAATTATTAATCCGTATTGTTCACACCACTGTTTGAAGGTTATATCGTTTTGATGTTTTGCACGCTTGATTGTTTTTCCTTGCGCATCTTTTTTTTGATTGCCTTGTTCATCAAGTTCATCTTCAAAAGTGCATTCACTGAAGTAAGCGCGTTTCAAAAGAAGCATCACTGCTTCAGGAAAATTTAATGTTTCATTCATGTTGTTGATGTTTGATTGTTTCAATGATTGTTCTAAGATCGCGATTGTTTTGAATCAGTTCATCATAAAATTGTTTCACTGCAATTTCACAGCAAATGTTTTTAATTTCATTTTCAAACGTTGCTTCAAAGCCTTGTTGCAAAGCCTTTCGCATAAGGCGTTTGAAATCTTTCATTTCAGGAATTGATGAAAACTGTTTTGAATCAACTTTCTTTTTTTGAATTTCAACAGCTGTTTCATAAATCGCTTGCTTATCACAAAGCTGCAAGTTGATCAGCTTGAAATCTTGTTCAAGGCATTTGAATATTTCTTGAAATCCTGAAAGCGTTCCTTCAAGAATTCCTGTTGCCTTGTACTGTTCAAACTTTTTTGTGATAAACGTTTCAGTGAATTTGTAAAAAACCGATTTGATTTCTTCTTCTGTAGGCTGCTTTGTTTCTTGCGGCAACTGTCGTTTGAATTCAGCCATAGCTTTTGCCTTGTACGCGCTGTAAGCATCCATCACAACAGCAAGGTAAATTGCATTGAAGTTTTGAAAGTGAATTACATCACAAGGAAATTTTTTTGCAACAGCAAGTTTGAACGCAAGCCGAATTTCTTCAGGCGTGTAATTCGAAAGTTCGCTTTGA